TTTGACAACGGCGAGAGCAAAGAAAGTCTTCCCAGTAGAAGACTCACCAGCAATGGCAGTAATCTTATTCCCAGAAAAACCACCAAATATGCTACCTGAGACCAATGAATTAAAAATGTAAGAGCCCGTGTCCACATAGGTTTCTTGGTCGTCGATGTCTCTTGCGAGTTGTGTGTATTCACCACCAATCTCCTTTACAATATCTTTTAAAAAATCCATATCAAATACCTAATAATTTACGTTGACGATCAAAGTATCCTCGGAGAATCCAAGAACTACTATTTTTTTTATCCGTTCCCCCAATACCAAATTCAAATCGAACTCTGGAGTTACTACCAAATCTATCCAGTTCTGGAGTATTGGATGAGCCTCGATCCCCACCATTACAAAAAACTACAGTTTCTGCAATCTCTAAACACTTTTCAATAGCACCACACGCAGATCCAACTTCATCATCAGGAACTGTGACGATTGCATCAACCATATTAAGGTGTCGGATAATATCTGCACGTTCTACCCAGGATTGAAAATATTGACCCTTCTTGTTAGTCAACCATTCTTCAGTGTTAATACCCACTACCAAGTAATCAGAAAAATCTTTTGCCCTCTGAAAGTACTCAATGTGTCCACTATGAATAGGATCAAATCCTCCCGTAACCAAACTCACTTTTTCAAAAAACATTAAATAACAATCCCAAATTCTTCACGGGCAATTTTTTTGTAAGGTCCCCCAGGATTTTCATCACGGATATCCTTAATCCTTTTCAGTTTCTGATAAAGGGCAGCATCTCCCCCGAGACGCATAGCACTAATAATAGTGCCAAGTTCTTTGTCGTTAATAGGCAGATCCATATTGTTTATGTTAATGAGGTTATTATACAGGAAATGATTCGTTCTTGCAAACGATTTATTTAGGAGTTATGTAAAGAATGATTCTAGACTTATTTTCTTCTCAACAGACCAACCAATGGCATTAAGAATAATTTTCATCGGTTCTACAAAAGATTTATTGAACTGTGCATCATAATCAATATACTTTTCAAGATCCAATCCTTTTGGAAACTCTTGTATGAAAGAAAATACATTCTCTTGGATGGTATTAGGAACTTTCATATAACAAAATTTAATCTTTTCCCCACTCTGAATTGCTGGATACTTACTATCAAGTCCGGCTTTCTTAGTGTAGTGATTATACAAGATTGCACCACGGACATGAATTGGACAACCTTTGTTGTACATGTTAGTACGAGATATCCACTTATTAATCTCAGAAATACTACGAGGGAATGCAATTTCATCGGGTCGAAGATCTGCAAATTCTTTACGAGCATTCTCGATAAAGTCGATCACATCATCCTCTCCCTTTGTCATAATAATCTCAAGTGCATCCTTAATGTACTTACGACAAGGTGCAGGTGTTGAGGTCTTGATTGCCTCAATACCCATCATCTTAAGTTTAGGTTTCTCATAACGAACACCTTCACTATCCCATACACGAAGGATATAACGTTTCTTACCAGTCCAGATTCCACGTTCCGCGATATTCTCGCGTTTCATCACCATTTTGTTTTCGTAGGCGTTGAGGTAGTCGGCCAATTCTTGGTAAGAACTTTCAATATACTTTTCAAGTTCCATTTCACTGATCTTATCAAGGAAATTGACAATTTCCTCAGTAGACGCCTCTCTCCCTTTGAATACAGCTTCAACAAAAGGACCCATATTAAGATAGATAGAATCAGTATCGATAGCGATAACATAATCTTCTCCTTTAGTTTTTAGTACATTATTCATGTAACTATTCATCTTTTCTTCGATCCACTGAATCGATACCTGTCCCGACAGTGTGATCGCCTCTGCGTTTGCAAGTTTGTAGTATCGGAAATACTCATTACCAATCGCACCATAAGCAGAGTTCAGTGCAATCTTTTTCGCCATCTGAATGTTATCGCAACGTGAGATCTCCTTCTCCAATGCTTTAGTAGGAGTCTTCTCATAGGCTTTCTTTGCCTCAATCATCTTCTTCTTGAAGATAACACGTTCGTTGTACATCTTCTCCATAAGTTCTGGTAAGAACCCACGAACATCCTTACGATACATCGCACCATTGGCGCAAACTGCAGTATCCTTATACATCTCAAATGTAAGTTCTTTCTTTAAAACTTTATCGACGGTCACACTGGGGTGACGTTGTTCAAGTAAAGTCTCTGGAGAGATGTTGTACTGCATAATCAAGTGGGGATATAGGGAGTTAAGGTCAAAGTTAACTACCCACTCGTATGCACCTGGGATAGGTTCTTTCACGAACGCACCCGCATACTTCTCACTCTTACTATTACGTTCCTTCTGCGGAATCACAATATTCTTCTTAAGAAGATAATTGTAGATGATAGAGTCCCAAGTCCTAACCTGATATGCAATATCATTGAAGTTTACCTTGGCGTCAAATGCACGAGTAAAACACAAGTCAATCAGACGTAGTTTATCCTCAAGACGGTCAACCAGTTCCACGTCAACGATGTTATATTCAACAAACTTCTGCCAATCATTTGTATAGAACTCTCGGAAGGTATCGTATTCTGAGTGATCCAATTTGTTCTGACCCAACTCCATGAAGGCGATGTGGTCCAATCGATAACTCTCTTGATTCGGAGTTGCAGGGGACTTCTTATAGAGGTCCAGGTAGTCCAAAATAGACACACCCGCAATCTCAGTGCTGAGTTGTTTCCGACCCATGATGGTGACCTCTTTGACACGCACCACGTTCCACGGAGAAAGACGTTTGGCATACTTCTCCCCCATCAGACGGGAAATCCTACCAACCAAGTAGGGCATGTCATACAGTTCGTTATTCCACCCTGTAACGACCTCTGGCGTGTTGTTCTGCCACCAATCCATGAACTTAGTGATAAGTTCATACTCACCATCACAGTAAACGAACCTCACATTTTTCTGATCAACCTTTGCTGGACGAGATCCAAAGGTAGTAATCTGTTTGGTATTGTAATCTTGAACTGTAATCAGTAGAAGTTCTTCAGCGCAGTTGAATACATCAGGGAATCCACTCTCCGCTGCAACCTCAATATCAATTGTTATGACATTAATCTTAGAAATATCGAACTTGATCTCTTCCTCAGGATAATTCTGAGCAATGTATTGGTATACGTATCGATCATTTCCATAAATTTTAAACCCATTCACATCATTATACTTGTCCAAGAATTCTCGACACTCTCGGATAGTACCAGGAAGAATGGGTTCTACATCTTGACCATCAAGGGTTTTGTATTTACTCTCTCGTTTCGACGGGACGAAGAACCTAGGTTGGAAAGGTTCACGTTTTGTGAAATGTTTGCCGTTTTCATATCCACGGACAAGGATATCATTACCAAGGAGAACAACGCTCGTGTAAAACTTCATTTAGTGAGAGTCAAATAATCATTAAGTAGGTCGTCTTTGGGGTCAACCAAAGTCAAAATCTTATCCGATGAAATCATAATATCATCGGTTTGTTCAGTCAAGTTTTCTAACCAAGGTCGAAGACCTTCCACAACATGTGGTTGGATCAAACGGCAATCTGGTTCACCAAGTTCAGAAACAACTTGACCCATTTTTGAAATTAGAATTGTTCCATCAACCAGAACAATTACCTGAATTAAATCATCCATTTAGTACCTCAAAGTTATCTACAAGTGTTTCGCCTTCTTCAGGTCCATCACCCATCTTTTCCTGATAGGAATTAAGAAGGTCTTGTTTAGGAGTTGTAAACGATACAATCCAATCTGGGTTTACTTTAATTTCCTCATCATCCGTCAGAGGCATCCAGGACCAAAATCTTATTGCATATTCCTTTTCAACTTCACCTTCCTCTGCATCAAAATCAACAGATGGAGTTACCAATTCTACACAGAAAGGATCTTTGAAGGCAATAGAAACTACTCTATCACTTTGATCCACTTTCGCTTGAACATCAGCAATGACTGTTTCTCCTGACTTCAGAAGAGCTAATTTAATCGACATAACTACAATTTACCTCTCACCAGGATACCACAAAAAAAGGGAGGCGTCAACTGGATTTTGCCAGTTACCTCCCTGTATGCGACGACGATATTCAATTTTATTTATGGAGTAGTTAGATATAGATTTGTGGGCGGTCCATTAGGGTAGTATGCTAGAGATGGGACCACCGATAAAAATAGTCATAAACATTCCAACAGTGAGAGTGGCGGCCGTAAAGTTCATAAGTCGTCCTCTGTAAGTACATAATTATATAGATTATAGTGTATCACCATGATACACTTCTGTATCAATCGTATCAAAAATCAGTCAGGGTATCATAACCAATCTTGTCTCTTGTAATGATCAGGTATAACCTTACCCAGTTTGATACTCAATAACCCATCTTCAAAGCTGACTGATGCAATTTCCTGATCGTCTGAGATTGTCCATGTTCTCTTAAATGATCTTTGAGCAACTCCACGGTGGATGTATTGATGTTCAATCTCTTTTTCGTCTTTTGTCCCCTCAACAAAAAGTTTTCCGTATTCGGTGTAGACATTTACTTCTTCTTTTTTAAATCCTGCAAGTGCAAGTTCTAATACAGTCTCAACATTATTTACCTGTATTACATTATATGGTGGATAATTTTGAGCATTTTCATGAACTTTAAAGAGTCTATCTAAGTACTCATCCATTCCAATGCTGTTCTTATTCAATCGTTCTAAGAGCGCAGGAAGATCTGACGCATTGAAGCGCATTAGGTCTGTCATGTGGTTCTCCTTAATTAAGCGAGTAACGTTGTGTGGACCCCGAAGGCATCCA